GAAATTAATGTTCATTTTCATAAGAGAAGATTAGAAGAAGATCAAAATATGTATATTCGTGAGGGTGATTTTGTTTTGTATGGATCTTATTATTACGAGATAGTTAAATTATCGGAACTTAAAAAACTATTTGGACAAGTTGACCATGCTTTCGAAATTTCTGCGAGATGTAGAAGAGCAAGGAAGGGATTATTCGATGCTACCTGATAATTTTGATTTCGCAATGATACCACCGGGAAGCGATCTTCGCCTAAGCGAGATAGGCATGTTAGCGTCTACAATCGAAGACATTGATTATGCGATAGTTTCATGGTTAAAAGAAGATATAAAACTTAGTGCCACTACCAATGATGGCTGGGCAACAGTACCAGTATTGTGGCAAACACCAGAACGCTCATATCAGATTAAACATGAGAAATCCTTAAGAGATGAGGGGGGCGCTTTAAAACTTCCTTTGATAAGTATTGAAAGAACAGGAATTACAAAAGATCCAGCCAGAAAAGGCCCCTTTCAGGCTCAAATCTATTCAAATGATAAAAATGGCCGCACCGGAAGAATGATTATCGCCAAAAAGATTGTTGAGGACAAAACAAGAAACTTTGCTGTTGTTGGTAATACTAGACGCAGCAATTATAGCTTATATAAAGCCGGCGAACAAAGGTATTTTCCGAGAATAAATAAAAAAATTGTTGTAAAAACTTTGTCAATACCCATCCCGGTGTACGTGAATATTGAATATAAAATTCATATTAAAACAGAGTATCAACAGCAAATGAACGATCTTCTTGCCCCGTTTATGACCAGAACAGGACAAATTAATGCATTTGTCATAAAGAGAAATGGACATTTATACGAAGCTTTTATAGATCAAGGCTTTACGCACAACAACAATGTTTCTAATTTGAATGAAGATATGAGAATGTTTTCTTCAGATATAACAATAAGAGTACTGGGATATCTGATTGGCGAGGGTAAAAACGATGATCGCCCTATTGTGAAGGTAGAAGAGAATGTTGTTGAAATTACATTTCCACAAGAAGGATTGGTTATTGATACCCCCGAGGGATTCTTAAAAATTACTTCCTGAAGTGAAAGTGCTATTTTATTGTACTTCAGGAAGACTTTTGACTTCCAAAATACTATTTAAAGTATGATTGTAATAGCAATTAAAGCCATTTTTTAGAACGAGGAAACAATAATGTCAGTCAAAAACTTTAAATTTGTATCTCCTGGGGTGTTCATTAACGAAATTGATAATTCGTTTGTTCCAAAAACAGCCGATGCCATTGGCCCTGTTGTTATCGGACGCTCCCGGAAAGGACTTGCAATGCAGCCTATCAAGGTAGAATCTTATTCTGATTTCGTAACCATGTTTGGTGATACAGTTCCCGGCATGGGCGGCGGCGATGTTTATCGCGATGGAAACTACCAGTCTCCAATGTACGGAACATATGCTGCAAAAGCTTTCCTCAGATCTAATGTAGCTCCTTTAACTTATGTTCGCCTACTTGGTCAAGAAACAGCCGATGGCAATACTGCTGGCGGCGATGCTGCAGCCGGCTGGAAAACAACCAATGCAGGCCCCAGCGCGCTCGCGGACGTGAACACCAATGGTGGTGCTTGGGGATTGTTTGTTTTTCCTTCTAAATCGGTTAATTGCGGCCCAAACGGCGGGATCAACACGAAGGGTCAGGCTGGCACCGGCGCCCTCGGTGCTATCTTCTATCTAGATGATGCTACGATTAAGCTTAGTGGAACTTATTATGCTGCGAGTGGTGGAGTTGATGTAACATCGGCTGCTGGCCATATGGTTACAACAAACGATGCTGGACTCTTTACGCTTTGTATTAGTGGCTCATCTAAGACAACAACTGCTTCGTTCGGCTTTGATGATACAAAAGAAACATTCATTCGTAAGAAATTCAATACCAATCCACAATTATGTTCTGATCCCGGTACATTTTATGCTAATGCTTCTGCGGAAGATTATTGGCTTGGCGAAACATTTGAACAAGAATTGCGCGATGGTGCCGGCGCCAATCTTGGAGATCTCACAACTAATAGTAATTTAGTTGGTATTGTTCTCGCTTTAGGTCAAAGTGGGGCCGCCGGCGTTACTAGCGGCAAAGATCCGTCCCAAATGAAAGGCCAACCTTCTCGCGAGGCTACTGCTGGTTGGTTTATTTCCCAAGATCAGGGTGCCTCTGGCTCTTATCACCCAAACGCGATGCCAAAACTATTCCGGCTCCTAGGGCGCGGACATGGCGAATGGTTGCATAAGAATGTAAAGGTTTCTATTGAGCAAATCAAACAATCAACTACTACTATAACTGATTATGGAACATTCTCGCTTGTTTTAAGAGATCTTTTAGACACTGATAACCAAGTGGTTGTTTTGGAAAGATATGATAATCTTACGATGGATCCAACCGCTCCCGATTATGTCGCACGCAGAATAGGCGATCAATACTATGCTTGGGATTCTGTACAGCGTAGATTGAAGCTATATGGAGATTATCCAAATCGATCTAAATATGTTCGTGTAGAAATGAACGCAGATGCAGATGCTGGCGCAACAGATCCAGCATTATTACCATTTGGTTATTTTGGCCCTCCCAAAATGAAGACTGTAACACAGGTTCACGGTACTGGATCACAGTTCGGACCCGAAACCTCCGGGCCCCGTGAAGGGCCCTCCGGATCGTTTTTGGTTGGTGGACTCTCTCTCCGACTAATGGGTGGCGCCGCTAATTTCTTGGGCGATGAGAGCTTCTTAACTGCTTCTTTTGTTTTCCCGTCTGTTAGATTGCGCAATAGTGCTTCTGACGGTGGCTTAAGCGATCCCACAAATGCTTACTTTGGTATGCAAACAACAAGAATTAGTAGTTCTACAAGAAGGGATGCAAGTGTTGCTGATCCCCACAGATTATGGTTTCCAGGTTTTGCCGATGATCCCTCCGGCGCAGATCCGTCTCTAGGTATAACTGGTTCTGCTTATGTATTTTCACTTGATGATGTAAGAAGCGGTTCGGCCGGTAGCGATGTGACGGCAGGATATTATTATGAATCCGGTTCGCGTAACAGCGCTGGCGGCTCAGCGACTAGTGGCTCTTATACAAATCTGTTGAATGCTGGTTATGATCGCTTTACGGCACCATTTTGGGGTGGATTTGATGGATGGGATATTTTACAGCCAGATCCATTAAGAAACGCAGGTATGACTACAGCCGCTACGGAAAATAATAGCTATGCTTACCACACTTATCGCAGAGCAATTGATACAGTTGCGGATCCTGAGTTTATCGATATGAATACGTTAGTTGCTCCTGGGTTAACGAATGATTCTCTCACAGTCCATATGATTAATGTTTGCGAAGAGCGTGGCGATGCTTTAGCGCTAATAGATTTAGCAAACGTATACATCCCGGCACACGAAGCGTATAAGAGCAATAGAAATGACAGAATTGGCACAACACCAACTAATGCTGCTACCGCTTTAAAAGATAGAAGAGTTGATTCTTCTTATGGCGCCACTTTCTATCCGTGGGTTCAAACTCGTGACGAACAGACCGGTCAGCTTGTTTGGATTCCGCCAACAGTGGCTATGTTGGGCGTGTTAGCCAGTTCTGAAAGAAAATCTCAGCTTTGGTTCGCACCTGCTGGCTTCAATAGAGGTGGATTAACAGACGGCGCCGCTGGAATTCCAGTCGTTAATGTTTCCGAGAGATTAACCTCTAAAGAGCGCGATACGCTTTATGAGGCTAGAATTAACCCGATTGCGTCTTTCCCGTCTACAGGTATTGTAGTTTTCGGACAAAAGACACTACAAGAACGTCGTTCGGCTCTTGATAGGATCAATGTTAGAAGACTTGTCATCTATTTGAAGAAGCAGATTTCAATTCTCTCGGCGCAGCTTCTATTTGATCAGAATGTTCAAGGCACATGGAATCGATTTATTGGCCTTGTTGATCCATTCTTACACAGCGTAAAAACTCAACTCGGCATTACTGATTATAGATTAATTTTGGATTCATCCACAACAACGCCTGATTTGGTTGATCAGAACATCATGTATGCGAAGATCATGGTTAAACCAGCCCGTGCGATTGAATTTATCGCGATTGACTTTGTTATCATGTCAACTGGAGCATCATTTGATGACTAGAAAGAGAGAGGCGATTTTTTATCGCCACACTATTTAAAAGTAGGTTATAGGAGTACTAAATATGTCATTCTGGACAGACGATGCGTCACAAGCCGGTTTTAAAGAGCCAAAAAGAAAATTCAGATTTAAGGTGGAATTCACCGATTGGGACGATGGACAGGGTAGCTCCGTTCTTTGGTATGCCAAGACGGCAACAAAGCCATCCTTTACGATTGAAGCCGGAGAACACAAGTATCTAAATTATACATTTTATTATCCCGGTACTTTAAGTTGGAATGAGATAGAAATTACTATGGTAGACCCAACCACACCAGATGTAGCTGCGAAATTATGGGAGTTTCTAGGAAAATCCGGTTGGGTAGTCCCCGGTAGTCCGTCTGCTAATAATCAAGCAGCCTTTAGCACGATTTCCAAGGACAAGGCTGTATCCGGCTTAGGAGCAGTTAACATAACGCAGCTTGACGCTAATGGCGAAGAGATTGAAAAATGGACTATGCACAATGCATTCGTTACAGATGTTAAATTTGGAGATTTGGCATATGGTGATGATGAGTTAACAGAATTATCTCTTACCATAAAATATGATTGGGCGATGCTTGGCAATGCCGGCGTCACCGCAACACTATAATAAAACGTTTAAAAGAAATATTAGCTAACAAATAACGAGGTGTATATTGGCTAGAAATAGAGATCGGACGGGAACGGG